TTTTACAGATAAAGGAGCTTCATTAAAAAAATATAGAGGTTTCGTATGATACCAGAAAATACTGAAGAACAACAGATTAATCCTCTTGTTGCCTATATCAATGAGTGTTTTAATCGTGCGAAGCAGGCGAAAGCGGATATTGAGCAAAGAATGATTAGGAATCTTTATACTTTTCGCTGTCAATATACTCCTGATAAGCTTAAAGAGATAAGGGAAATAGGTGGTTCAGAAATTTTTCTGCCTCTTGCTAATATAAAATCCCGTGCATTAAAAGCATGGCTTACGGATATTTTCTTTTCTAATGGAGAGCCTCCATTTGATATTGAGCCTACTCCAGTTCCAGAACTCCCGACGGATTTGGAAAGAGAAGTTTTAGAGAATCTAAAAAGTGAAGTCAAAGATATTATACTGAAGGCAAGACAGGTCTATGAATTAAGCGGAGGCAAATTTGATTTATCTTCTTTATTTCTTTCTCTGAAGGAGGCTATAGCAGACGCAAAGAGACATATGAGAGAGAGGATTCGTGAATATGCTAAAGAGCTTGCAGAGAAAGAGAAGAGGAGAATTGATGACCAATTTGTCGAGGGTGGGTTTTATGATGCTCTTGATGACTGTTTATTTGATATAGCTATCTTTCCGTGTGCCATAATGAAATCATGTGTGCCAAGAAAAGTAAAAAGATTTGATAAGACTCGCAACGTAATAGAAGCAATTATTCCTACTTTCAATCGTGTGTCTCCTTTCGATATTTATCCAAGTCCTTCTGTTCCAGACTTTTCTGACTGGGTTATAGAAGTTCTTCATCTTACTCCTCAAGATTTGCTCAATCTGAAAGATGTTGAAGGGTATAATGAAGAGGCAATTGATACGGTGGTTGGTTTGTATGGAGATATAGGTTTTTCAATTGAGGAGTATAACAGGTCTGAAAGATTTAATTTAGAAGGCAAAAAAATTGAATATTACAATCTCATTGATGTGATTGAGTTTTGGGGTTCTCTTCCTGGAGAGCTTTTACTTCAGGCTGATGTTGAGTTTTCTGGAGACGTGGAGATAGAAGAAGGCAAATATTATGATGTGGCAATATGGGTTTGTGATAATTACGTTCTCAGAGCAACCCTTAATCCTGACCCTCTTGGAATGAAACCATATCACAAAGCTTCCTTTATTGAAATTCCAGACAGTTTTTGGGGATTATCTCTTATTGACGTCCTCTACGATTTACAGATGGGAGTTAATGCTCTCTCAAGAGCAATAATCAATAATTCGGCTTTATCTTCAGGCCCTATGATAGAGAGAAATATAGATAGAGTTCCTCCAGAGGAAGACAAGGCTATAATTCCCTGGAAGATTTTTGATTCTACTTCTGTAGGTGTTTCTACTGAACCTGCTTACCGTTTTTATCAGCCACGTCTTACTGCTAATGCTCTTGTGCAAGTGATTGCCTATTTTATGAAGTTGGCAGACGAATTATCAGGCGTCCCTGCCTACGCTCACGGGGATGTTACAGTTGGCGGTGCGGGCCGTTGTTTAGCAGAATATTCAAGGATTGTTACGATTGACGGATATAAAGAAATAAAGGATTTAAAGGTTGGAGATTTGGTAGCTACTATAGATGGTTCATTTACTAAAGTTATGGGCTTCTATCCTCAACCGAGACCTGAACCTCTTTATCGTGTTTATTTTAGTGATGGCTCAACTGTTGATTGCACAGAAGACCATTTATGGATTGTTTTGAACGAGAAAGGTAAGAAGACTGTTAAGACTGTGAGAGAGTTACTTGACGAGGGAATTACCAGAGAAGCTAATTGTAAGGGTTCAAAGACAGGAAAGAAAATTATTTACAAATGGAAGCTTCCAAAGATTGAGCCTATTAAATTTCCATACAAAGGCGTGAGGATTGACCCTTATACAATGGGTTATTACATTGGCAACGGTTCATTACATAAAGGCTATGTTAGATTGTCTATTCCTGATGAGTATTTGGAAGATGTTTTAAAAAGAATTCCTTATAGGACAAACAAACCATTAAAAGGCAAAAATTCTGGTAAATCTGTTCATGTAGGTATTCCTGCAATAGGTATCTTCATCAGAGAATATGGGCTTGATAGAGTTAAGGCAGATACGAAATTTATTCCTAAAGATTACCTTTATAATTCCGTTGAAGTTCGTCTTGAGCTTCTCAGAGGTCTTATTGACAGCGATGGTTATGTAGGTAAGGATGGTAGTGTTTGTTTTGCTACTACTTCAAGGCAGTTGATAGAGGACTTGAGATTTCTTGTGAAATCGCTTTCAGGAAGAGTTTACAAAATACTTGAGATTGAGGAACAGGAAAAAGAGTTTCCAGGAGGAAGAATTTGCAGGACAAAGAAAACTTATACAATGTATTTTAGAGTGCCTACTGACACAATTTCTTATATTCCAAAGAAACAAGAGAGGTATAAAAAAAGGAATATTCCCTATGTTTATATAAGAGAAATAAAGGAGCTTAATAAGGAGGAACGTGTTTATTGTATTAAGGTTGAGCATAAGTCTTCTGTTTTTCTATGTGAGGATTGTATTCCTACTCATAATACAAGTTCTGGATTGGCAATGCTTATGAATCAGGCTAATCGTGGTATAAAGGAAGTTGTCAAAAATATAGATAGAGGGCTTATTGAGCCGACGGTGAAGAGGATTTATTACTACAATGTCATCAATTACTATGGCTACGATGAAGAGATACCTGATTTGAATATAAAGGCAAAAGGTTCTACAGTTCTTATGGAAAAATTGGCACAAACTCAGAAGTTGCTTGAGCTTCTTAATCTTACTAACAATCCAGTTGATATGCAACTTATTGGAATTGAAGGAAGACGTTATCTTCTTGAGCACGTTTTTAAGAATTTTGGAGTGTCTATTCCTATGCCTGATGAATTGCAAGTTATGGTTGAAAGTTTACAGCAACAATTAGCTCAACAGGCTTCTGCTGTTCAGAAGCCTAAACCAAAGAAGGAGATGGGTGAAGTTACTGAGATAGCTCAGGAGCACAGAAAGAGTGTGATGGAGGAAGCTGGATAGTATGAGTAGCAATTTAGGAGAATTAAGGAAAGCTATAGCTCCTTTTATGGGGCAGTTTCCAGATGATTTTAAGAGATTTGTTGGAATTCTTGAGTCTGAGTATAGAAATATACAAGAATTACTTGTGGGAGTATCTGATTATTCTGATATAAGACACTTACAGGGACAGGCTTATCTTTTGAGAAAATTAATAGATGTGCTTACTCGGGAGGAGAGGAAATGAAAGAGGAATTAGAAGTTCTTAAGGAAAAAGTTCATAGTGTAGAAAGAAAGCTTGAACATTTGTCTTGGGAAGTGAATAATCTGTCTGATAGATTTCTTCAGATTGATAGGAGGGTTGAGGAAATGAAAAAAGTTAATGGAGAAAGGATTGAGCTTTTGACTGAACTTAGGAGTGGTGAGAAGTATCTATTTGAGACTTTAAATGAGATTAAGGAGACTGTGGCAGATTTTGGAGAAAAGTTAGAAAGCTTAAGCTCTGAATGGCAGAAAAAATATGATGGTCTTCGTGATAGTTGTGTAAAGAAGTCAGAGGTTATTATATTCGCAGTTATTTTTTCCATGCTTTTCCATTTAGCCAGATTTATAATTTCTATAGCAATAAATAGTTAGGAGGTGAAATGATGGGACAACAAGTGCAAGACGCTCCTGAGGTAAAGGTTGAAAGACCTCAGGATGACGCTCAGGCTTACATTGATTTAGAAGGACAGGGAGCTGAACAGCCTCAAGAGCCTGCTCCTCAGGAGCAGGAAGTAGTCTCAGGAGAGACTGTTCAACAACCCAGCGAACAGCCTCCTGAGCAAGAAGACTGGGAACATAAGTATCGTGTTTTAAAAGGAAAATATGATAAAGAAGTTCCTCGTCTTCATAGAGAAATTAAACAATTGAGAAGGGAAAAAGAGGAGCTTTATAGAAGGTTGGAATTACTTGAAAGAGTTATGTCAATGCAAAAGCAACAGCCTGAAACTCCTCAAGCTCCTCAGGTAGAGGAGGAAGACGAGGAGATTAAGAAATTTAAAGAAGATTATCCAGAAATTTATAGAGCAATAGAAAGAATATTGCAGAAAAGAGTTCTTTCAAAAGTAGAAAAAGAACTTGGAGATTTATCTAAGAATGTAACTGAACAGCAATTCTTTGCTCAACTTACTTCTTTAGTTCCTGAGTGGAGGGAGCTTAATACTGACCCTGATTTTCTTGCTTGGTTGCAGGAAGAGGAAGGGGATACTGGACTTACCAGACACCAATTAATGCTCTCTGCTTATGAGCAGAAGAATGCTCCTGCTGTGGCTAAATTTTTTAAACGTTATCTTGCTCAGCAGGGGAGCAATAATAGTGAACCTGTTGAGAAGAAACCTGCTCCTGCTACCAAGAATGTAGCTCCTCCGCATAGGAAGACTTCTTCTTCCGTGCGTGAGGGAGCTAAAAAGATTTTTAAGGAAAGTGAAATTAATGAGTTTTATCGTTTATGTGCTCTGGGGAAAATTTCTCCAGAGCAGAAAGAGAAAATGGAAAAAGAAATTATAGACGCCCTTGTTGAAGGGCGTGTCTTACTTGGAAAATAAAAAATTTTATATAGAGGAGGTGAGAAACTATGCCTGTTCCAAGAGCAAGTGGTTATCCTGATTATGGATATGGAGGGCCTGGGTCTCCAGGCAACGCTCATATACCTATTCTGTTTTCAGGTAAACTTTTAGAAAAATTTTATGCTAAATCTACTATTGCCAATATAGCTACTACTGATTATGTTGGCGAAGTCAAAAATGTTGGAGACAGAGTTGTTATTAGAACTCTTCCCAATGTAACTATTAAGGATTATAAGAAAGGAGATACTTTAGATTTAGAATATCCCGAGAGCCCAGCCATTGAATTTACTATCAATCGTGCGAAATATTTCAACTTTGCAATGGATGATATTGATATTAAGGAAAGTGATTTATCTTGGCTTGATAAACTTGCCGATGATGCCTCTCAGCAGATAAAAGTTACTATTGATACTGAAGTCTTCTCTACTATCTATACCAAAGCTGATAGTGCAAATCAGGGAACTTCTGCTGGAGCAAAAACTGGAGCTTATAATCTTGGAACTGCTGGTTCTCCAGTAATTCTTACTAAAGACAATGTTCTCGATTACATTGTGGATTGTGGTTCTGTTCTTGATGAACAGAATGTTCCTGATGACGATAGATGGATTGTTCTTCCTCCTATCATTATGGGATTAATCAATAAGTCTGATTTAAGAAATGCAAGTGTTGCTGGAACTGGAGAAAGCTTCATCCTTCGCGGTGGCTTCAGTGGTAAAATGCTTGACAGATTTAATATTTATATCTCCAACTTGCTCTATAAAGACGATACTGATAATGCTTTCTATATCCCATTTGGCAGAAAATCTTCTCTCGTTTATGTAGCTCAGATTACCAAGACAGAGAGGTATCGTCCTCATAATACTTTTGCTGAGGCTATGAAAGGATTGATTGTTTATGATTTTGATGTAATCAATCCTAAAGCCTTTGGTGTTCTTTATGCCAAAGTTGGCTAATGAAGGTTAGGGAGGGCTTTGTCCCTCCCTTTTTATTTTTGAAAGTGATTTCAAAAATCTTGAGGAGGTGAAAGGATGGCAAAAAGAAGACTTTGCAAAAATAAAAAAACTGGAGCTATCTTTGTGTGGAATGAGAAGTTAAGGAATGACCCTGATATTGTTTTACTTACTCCTGGTGAGGAGAAGAAATATTATAGCGAGTTAGCTAAAGATAAAGGAGCTGTTATAGAGGCTAAGGAAGAGAAAAAATAATTTAGCTGGAGGATGTTATGCTTAAATTGGTAGAGACGACTGAAGATGGCACTTATGGCCCTTTTAATGTGTCTTTTACTCTTGCAACTATTTATATCCAAATTGATGGTAGTGGGACTGTGGAATTAAAAGCATCTCCAGAAGCCTCTGGCCCTCCTTTACCTATTAAAACTTTTTTCCAAAGTGCTGTGGATGCTCTCCACGCTCCAGTGAGATTTTTATGGGTTGAAACAAAGAATGTTTCTGGAACTATAAGAGTTTGGTTTGATGGTGGGAGGTAAGTTATGATTATATCAGGTGTAACGGGGCCTGACTTCAAATTTGAGAATACATCTTCACTTGTTGTAGTAAAGCCTGGACAATCGGTGCAGGATGTTATTGATTCTATTACTGATGCTTCAGAAGAAAATCCTTATTTGATAATTGTTCCTCCAGGACACGAACATGAAAGTTTTAAGCTTAAAGATTGGGTAGGAGTAGTTTTTTGGCCTTTTTTTGCTACTGTAGACGAATCTATAGAAAAAGGTTCTTTTAATCTTAGAGGTTTATTACCATTTAGAAACTTTGTGCTTTTTCCTACAGGAGGAAGGCTATTAGGACCTATTTGGTATCCATTTACCTCAGATCAATCAATAACTTCTACAGATTGGACTACTTTAGCTACTTACTATATTCCGCCTATTTTTTATCCTTGTGGGACACCTATTTTATTTCTTTTTGCAAAAATTTTTAATGACAGTCATGCAGATGGTTATATAACTGAAGTTAGAATAGTTTTAGGAGATCAGAAAACAGAAGAAGAAATTTTAAAAATTCAAGGGTGTAAAAATGTAGCAAACATTAAATTTTTTTATAATGAAGTTCCTTTAATTGAAAAATGGACAGCTCCTCATGGTAATGTTACCTATTTATCTTTACAGGCTCGTGTAACAGGAACTTCTACTGGAACTGTATATAAAGAAACTTTCTTTGGTATTATGTATGAATTTTAGTAAAAGGGGGTAAAGAAAGAAATGAAAATTGCTTGGATGGCTGATATTCATTATAAAAATACTTGGGCAGACTCAGATAAGGAAGTAGTAAGAAACGCTATTTCGTTTTTGATGAATACAAAAGGTTGTGATATTTTAATATTGGGAGGAGATAATTGTCATCCTACAGTAGGAACTCAGCCTCCTCAGCAAACTGAAGAATGTATAGATGAATTTTTTGATATGCTTGATGATTTGAATGTTTTAGAAGTTACTTATGCTATTCCTGGGAATCATGAAACTCCTATTGATTTTTGGTTTCAAAAGGCTTTTGCATGGATAGGTAGAAGAGCTTTAGTTCCTTCAAAAATTTCATTCTCAAATGTTGATATTTTCTTAATAAATACTATTGGACACAAAGGGTTTGGAGATATAGGGGTATCTGGAGAATCTAATCCAAGATCAATTGCTACAAATGTTGGTTATGTTCCTTACTACGATATAAAATATTTAAGTTCTTTGCTTTCTGAATCTAAAAATAAAGGTAATATTAGGTTAGTTTTTTGTCATCATCCAGTAGGTAAGGCAGGTGGTTTAGATTTTTATTCCTGTGGAACGGGAATGCAAGAAGATCATCTTTATCATTTGGTTTACAATTATGAAACTATAAAAAATCATTGGAATGATTACACTCCTATAATATATTTTCAAGGACATTGGTATCAATTTACCAACGAAACCTACAAAAATGATAATGAACATTACTATGTTGTTAAGAAACATTATACTAAACCCGCAACTCCTGAGTTTTATACAATTTCTTACATTATAGTTGATGAATCTA